CATACCATTCTTTAAAGAAAGAGAAATGTTTCTGCACTAAGTCCGTTGTCAGTGCTTGTTTAACTAAATTAAACTTAGAGTAATCTAACGATAAACTTTCGTAAGGTAAATCAAAACTAGTTTCATTATGTAAAAAAGTAACGACTAAATCATAAGATAACCCACTAAAATAAGCAATTTGTGAAGGTAAACTCAACTGAGAAACTTCAATATAAGAACTACTAGGTACAATATCCTCATACACCGTATTATCCTCAATGTACTGATTTGACATAGTATTTTTTGAGGTAAGTGACAAATTGTTGAACATATCGAGTATCCTCACTTTCATAAAAATTCTTCAAATGTTTCAAATATGTACCTTCTGCTGAAAGTTTAGGTAAATACATAATGCAACCTAAATCAAAAGCATTAAATAGATAATTTAAAAACAAGTAAGAAGTTCGTTTATTACAATCATGGAAGAACTGTCGCTTCATCAAGTATAGATAAAATTGTAAACATTTATCTACTTTCTGCTCTACAGAACTAGCAGAATTAAGAAAATGAAGTAAAGTCTCAAGATGATACCCAAATTCGTTTAAGGCATCATTTCTACTCATACAAGGTGGAATATAAGAAGAACCTGAAATTTTAACCTCATAAGTCTCAGACCTAAAGTAACCTTCTAAATATCTGTAGTTAGTTACTTCATCAGAGATGATTTCATGTAAATCTTCTAAAATAGTTTTGGTGAAAGTATGAGCTTGACAAACCCAATCCCAAGCTCGATTTAAGTTCACTACTTCTTTCATTTGTACAAACCCAAGTTTTTGCACAACTCCTTTGTTTATAATAGTTTCAGTATCTAACTTAGAAAGCATGTACCCTTCTAAAACAGTAGACCTACGAACTAACTCTAAGCGATTATTTGAAACGTATTGTTGAAACGAACTCACCATATCAGTTAAACCTCTTTCTTTTTAAAATCCTTGCCAAAGTAAATCCATTTTAACATAATTACACTAAATTATCAAGAAGCAGAAACTTAGTATCAACCATTATAAGCAGTCAAATTTTAGAATAACTCGATTTAAGTTAGAGCTATAAACCCTCAACTCTAAAGGAGAAACTTCACTTAAAAGTTGATTAAACTCAGAAAGGTAGCGATTTGCCAACTTATCCATTCGTCTTCTTAAAGTTCCTTGTTGTGGGAAAAACTCAGAATAAATTACAGAAAGTGGAAACCAAGCTTGATACCCCGACTGTGTAGTGGTTAGGGTTAAATTATAGTTCTCATCTACTGCTAGATACAAAATTTGGTACTTGTGATCCCCTCTAAGATAACGAAAGCTTTTATTCAACTCTGGTGCAGAGAGATAAGTCGTAATCTCATAAGGAGTTTGAGAATAACTCAAAACTTCCCTCAGTATATCCGTCCGTTTAGGACGTTCCCACAAGTCCATAACAAACGCTAAATCACGTTCTTCTTTTGTTTTGAATAGTTTAAACATCTAACCTACTCCCTCAAATCATTCATTTTCTTTATTATACCAAAATAAATAGAATTTGTCAAAATAAAAAGAGAGGTAACACCTCTCTTCTAAACTATAGTTTACTCTTCAGGATTACCTGTAAATTTGTAGTAGTACAGGGAAGCTCCCGATAGATTAGTTTTGTAATTAAACTTAAGATACCCTTGCTTAATGTATTTCTCCGCTTTAACTTTCGATAATTGTGGAGAAATCCTTTGCCAACCACTTTGATATTGTTGACTTACTAACAAATAACAAGCACCATTAAACAAAACATTATCACTCTCCGTGATTGTATAAGTTCTACGACCAATCTTTAACTTAAAAGGTTCAAACCCCATAAAACACACCTCTTTCTTTTACTTCAACCCAACGACCTTTTTCGCCATCTTATCAACTGTTTGGTTAATCTTCAATCCGCGGTGACCCCTAACCCAAATAAAGTCAATCTCTTCAATACCACTTTCTTTTGCTTTTTGTAATAAATAAGCGTGGTATTTTCCAACAGGTTTCTTCAAAGAAGTACCCCAACAAGCTTGTTCATTGACCTTTACAGACTTAGGAGCAGTCCAACGGAAGATACCCTCGTAATCGCAAACTACAGTTATCTTACTAAGTTGGCGCTTAATCGCATCTTCAATAGCTAAACTAAAACCACAAACCTCTCCTGCTACATTTCTTGAAGCTGCAAACTGAGGTTTATTGTTGGCGATTGCTTGAGCATCCAATAAAACTCCGTTTTCATAGCAAGCAAAAGCACCACCGTAAGTTTGAGTCTGTGTATTAAAAGAACCGTCAATGGAGTAGACGAACCCCTCGATACCCCAAAGAAGTGGATCAGAATCTTCTGCCATTCTAATTGTTCCTTTTATTCCACTTTCTGAAACATAAGGAACAATCTCAGAAGTTTTATTCGTGGATAAGACAGGTTCTTCTCCTCTCAAATAAGCGTCTGCTTGCTCTTTGGTTGGAAAGCTCTTAAATTCGACACCTTTTGCGTCTTTTACAACCTTTTCGCAATCAGACCAATTTTCGAAGATTTGATTGGTGTTGCGGACTGCGTAGTATTTCTTTTTCTTACTCATTTTCTACCTCGTGAGATTTAACATAGCGCCAAATCAAGCAAAAAGCTAAAGTGGAGATGAGTGCATATATGTAACCGACTGCATCAGCCCAATCAGAGGACAGAGATGAAATCACACCTAAACCAATAACCAAACCAACTCCTACTTCCATTGTGAAATTTGAAATTGCATTCAAATCACTGTCTTTGAGTTTAATGATACTACGAAATAAGGGAACTAAACGAGGAATCCCAAAATATAGCACATGAATAACCCAAAGAATAGCAAAACCAATCAGTAAACCTAAGTTGAAAATATTGTTTAACTCTGAATTGAAATTCATAGTCAACTCCTTTCTATATCAAATAAGGAAATAAGCTAATTTACCAAAACCCTTCTTAACCTCTTTAAAACCATAAGTTTTATAACTGCGAGACCACATTTCAGCAATATCAAGTAAAATCAGCAAAATAGATACCCAAAGATGAAAATTAGACACTGTAATTCCATAATAAAGTTCATAAACTACAACAAAATAAAAGATAGAAAGAATCGTTTTTAAAACAAAACGAACTTTAACGTAATAACGCATATACCTTTTTGTATTACTCCAATACATAAGACCCAAACAGACAAAATAAAAGAAAGCAACAGTTGTTAGGTGAATTGCTCTTAATAATAAAATCCATGTAATCATCTAATCACCCTCTCTCAACATAAACCAACCATATAGGCAAACTAGGTAAAACCACAGTAACCCATCAAAAGTGTAAAGTAACTTAGACTCTGCTATTCCTAACTCTTTCGCTACATAAAACAAAGCAATTAAGCCGAGTGTATAAAGGATAGTTACAAGAATAGCGTTAAATATATCAGTTGAAGACACTTTAAACTTAGTTTGCAAATGTGGAATTGCATATACAAATCCTAAAACAAAGAAATTAGTTAGGTAAAGTAAAAGAATACCACTAGATAAAACTTGAATCATATTAAGACCCATCTCTCTCACTAGCAATCAACAACTCTAAATATTTGTCAATAATAGCAACACACTCTTTGAAAATACGCTCATTGTTTAAACTCATTGTTAAGGTTTGAGCTGTTCTAAGTACCCCCAGTTGTTCTTCTGACAAGTCTGAGAAGTTCTCTCTAGTAACTTCAGGTGCTAACTCCAAATACTCATAAACACTCAGTTTAGGAGCACACAATGCTAGGTACTTATAAGACTGTTTAGCTTTCTTCAACCAACGTTTAGCTTTCTCCAAATCTTGGAGACCTCCTTTATGTTTATAACGAATCACATATTCCACCACTGTTCCAATCGTATGAGGGAACAAAGAAAAAGTCGTGAAATCCCATGCTTCAACTTTATTCTCATTATATCGACTTGGATGTTTCAATACTTCATTTTCAACAAACTTCTTTGTCATTTAAGTCTAAACCACCTATCTAAATTTCTTTAAGTATAACATAAAAACCTTTTAAAGTCAAGGGTTTAAACACTTTAATAATAAAAATTACCGTATGGGTCTCTTTTGAAAGCCTGCCAAGATGTAACTTTAGCTTTTGCAATTTGCGACTCATAGTTTAAGGAAAGTAATAATTTACCAGAGGGATACGAGAAGTACATTGGTGAATCTTTATCTACCACTGCTACTTTACACCCATAATGATTGCTATAACCAAATTGGAGAACTTCTTGTACTGAATAATACGTTTCCCCACCTTTTATTTTATACTTTACTTCAATATAAGAACCAATCATTCAATTCCCACCTTCCTAAACGCCCTAAAAAGCTCTCTACCCCATTTTAAGTTTAAACCATATAAAATATCAACCATGAGTTTTAAATTAAATCTGGAGCAAACAGAGAGGTTTTAGAGGGAATTATTTTAATTTTGCTTGTTTTCTAAGTAAGAGTTAATTAAATTCTCTTTTGAGAAATATAACATATCGTCACAAATGTAAAACTCAGCAAGCACCTCATGACTTACTCCTTCATAGAGATTATCTAAGAACCTAGTTGTAGCAGTATCAGCATCTGTATAGGTCTCCGAGACTACATAGTGTTGAACACCCTCAATGAAGATATTACTTCCACTTACACACTCATCAATTCTCATTGTTTCATGACGTAAGAAAAGCAATTTCACATTAAAATTAGGTAAGTCAAAACTACTATATGGAAGTAAATGACCTATACTGTTTGAAAAGTAATAAACTTGAATATCATTATTAATCCCACCGCTCTCTGTTTTTAATAAAGTTAAACCCTCAATACTAAGAGTATATGCGACCGCTTCAGATACCGCTTTGGAAATCACAAACGTATTTGCAGTAGTTGTATGTAATTCTAACATAAGTTTCTACCTCGAATTTTTCTTTTATTTATTATAACAAAAGAAGTCTTGCTTGTCAAGTAAGTACCCAACAATCAAGACTTCTTTTTAATCTTCTAATCTGTAAACAATATAAGCGTTTATATAACCTTGTTCACCTTCAAAACGATTAGGTGTATACACCACAGACAAACTCGATAAGTCTGGGATACCACCTTTATCTTGAATGTCTTGGAGGGCTTCATCTAAATATTCTGCTAGCCGGTCTGAAGACTTCGCTGAGATATGTTTTGTTCTGTACTTCAACTTAAAAACACCTCTACTATTTATTTATCCTTGAGTTTATCAACCTTAAACGGAATGCCTTTATAACCTGCTAAAGTTCTTAAATTAGTTACACACGAGAAAAATAAATCGGGTTCTTTTTCTCTATCGATACCCCAAGAAGTAAGTAACTCAGGAATGAGGAAATAATCTTTTCCACGAACATGGCGCTCTAAAATACGCTCAATGACTCCCCAATTAGGTAAGTCGAGTTTTTCTAAACCTTTTTCTAAATCAGAAAAGAGTTCTGCAATCTCTCTACGAGTAAGGTTGCGAGTATCATCTTTAAGTTGAAGCCATCTAAATAAATCGTACTCTAAACTCACAATACTTAAAAAACTCAATTTCTCGTATGAAGTGTTTAAACCAGTTGTAGCCATACCACTTGGCATCGGATTTCCGTTTAGTGCTTCACCCAAAGATAAAGCACGTTCGTAAAAGACAGTTGACCTTCTCTCTAAATAATACCTAAATCGATAAATAGCAGTAATCCAGTTACTCTTGTTTAAAAGAGCGAAGAATACTTCGATACCCATTAAAGCGTACAAAGTATAATCTACATAAGGTACATTTCCAATTTCGTTATGTACGAACAAACCACAAATTATCAATAAAGCTAAAACTACAAGAGCTTGTAAGTCTAGCAAACGAACCACAAATTTATAAATTTCAACAAAGGGTGAAAGGAAATAACGTAACGCATTTAAAGTGTAAAATACAATAGTTTCTAAAGAAGTTAAAGGTTTAACTTTTGTTTTGTAAACATCACCTAGCTTAAACTCTGAAGCACCATCTGGCACATAGAACTTAAGTCTCTTCTTAAACTCCCCTTGTGGCAAATCAAACGAGACAACGGAACCAAGGATACCGAAAGAGCTATGATTCGAAGCGTAATAATAACGATCTTCATAATCTAAAAAGTAAGTAGGTAAAACTACTTTAGGAAAGAAAACGTCACTTTGAGGTTTAGCTCCTCTGTAATAACGATCCTTTAAAGAAACTTCAGTCGAAACTCGACTTAATGTGTACTGTTGTGATTTATCCATTCGATAAATCCTCCTTTAATTTAAAAATATTATTTTAAACTAAGGATCAGTGTGCATGAAATAAAATAGAATAGAATAAACTAATCTTAGCTTAGGCAGACCTACAACCTAAGTTGTTGTAAGCCTAGTAAACCAATTTTACCAAAACAATCCCAACTAAAGTTGAGATTGTTTATTGAAGGAAATATAAACCGAACGGAGTGATATTCCCCAACGTTCGTTAGAACAAATTACTCAATATTCTTATTTTAGCAAAAGTTTAAAGGTTTGTCAAGAGAAACCTTAATCTTTGTTGAGATACCGTATACCATCTGTAGACACAAATTCACAAAAGTCTCTATTAACTCTCCAAAAACCTATAGGGAAAGACAGAAAATCAGAAACAGTTATATCTTTACCTGCTTTAAATAGAATAGCAAGATTCTTAGAGAACAACTCATATTCTTCCTTAGTTAAGTCTACCCACGTACTAGAATCTAATGAAACCTTAGTTCCTATAATACTTAAAACACAACGTCCATTATTTAAGTAAAATTTAGTCACACCTTGTAAATCAGTTAAAGTATCATTTCCAAAAGTAAATCTTAAATCTTTTGGATAGTTGGGATTTTCAATAAAGAAATTGAATCTCTCTAAAATTGATATAGCTAACTTACTTATTTGGTTAAAGGCAGTTTTCTTATATTTATAGTAAGGTTTTACTACATTTTTCCAAACTGCAACAGAACTATTATCTAACATAAAACACTCCTTCTAACTTAATACATTAACGAAGTTCTCTCACTTCTAAAGCAACATTCCTATTCCAATCGAAAACACGTTGTGCTTGCGCTTCTGCGCTCGATTTAATCTTCCAAAAACGAATGGAATGTAAGTCACGTGTGAACTCAATGTCATAACTCTTTGTCTTACGGTTAAAAGAGACATAAGAAACATATAAGTCATTACTTGGATTATATAGAGCAAAATTTCTCATAGGATACCGCCTTTTCTAGTTAGATGAGAAACGAAAAACATGGTCTTCGTATGTTTGAAGTTCTAGTCTATCGTTGTAGTTGTCTTTCAAGATATATCCGTCAAATTTAATAGCCTTATCCAAAAATTCTTTCAACTCAGACTTCTTCTTCACATAAATTGTGTATGTAGGGTGGATAGCAAACCCTACTCCCATTTGCCCTGTAATTGCAAACTTACGACCATCTTCTAAAATCACAAATTGGACGAAATCATAACCATAAGAGGTTTCAAAACGAAATTGAATGTTGTTCATATTTTTACCTACTTTCTAAATTTAAGCCCAAGGCATCGTTTGACCAATAGCTCTTAACTCATCATAATGAGCAGAACCACTGACTTCTTGATACCCATAGGTTACTAGGTCTCTTAGCACCCACTTCAAATCTGACTTCTTAGCTACTCCAATCTCCGACAAAGGAGAAAGGGGTGCACCCATACCATACGTGCTACCTGTAATCACTAGTTTGCGACCATCCGGGAGAATGACTGCTTGGATATAATCATCTTTGTACTTTAATCGAATTCCTCGTGTTGAAATTATGTTGTTATCCATAAAATTTACCTACTTTCTGTACTTTTAACTAACCAATTACGAATATCACTCTTGAAAACAATCAAATAGTGTTTTAAATAAGAATCCGAGGGGATAAACTTAATCATTTGAATAAGGAACCCAACAATACCCTCACTATCCTCCAAAACAAACGTACCAGTTGAACCTAACCCATCTTTATCCTTATAATCAATAGTTACATAGTCTAAACCCTTCAAAGAACTAAAGCTAAAACCTAAGTTAAACAATATAGCCCGATAACGATTCGCTAAATCAACTGAAATATAATGGTTTTTAGTCTGTTTATATCTAAGGAGGGTACGATTATTCAAGAACACAAAACCAACTGCATCAGCTACTGAGATTTTAGATAGATTGTAGTGATACCAAAAAATAAACTGTCTCAATTCATGAAATAACTCTTCTTTAACTTTACTTTTGAAAACCATCTACAGTCTCCCTTAATCAGCCCAATACACAAAGTTTCTTAAATTGAAACGCAAAGAATCTTTAAAAGCTACCACACGACTTTGACTTGGTATACCACTAATTAAATCTACCAGAATAGTTTGAACCTCAGTTAAAGGAATATCCACTTTTCTATTTACCTTACTTTTATCAAAATAGTACAAATGAACCCAAGGAGTATTATCCTTCATATATACTTGAATAGTAAATGGTTGAAGGGCTTGGTTATCTAACGTAACTAAGTCTATATACAAAGCATTTTCACTTTGTGATGTTCTATAAGTTAAACCCAACCGAGCAGACCCTTTAACCATTCGTTGAAGATCTTCTGGAAGACCATGTTTTGCCATAGACTGACAAATCGTAAACAACTCTTCCAAAAGTGCTTGTTTTTCTCTGTTTTTAAATAAAATTTCCATCTTTAAACCCTTTCTAACAACAATCTTGAATAGCCATCAAACCCAACCAATAAGCTAAAACTTGGTCTTTCTTCCTAATCTTAGGAGGTAATTGTTTCAAAAAGAAATCAGGATTAGAATCTAATTGATCTGCATCACAACGTATACTATAGGACTTAGCAAACCAGATTGTACCAGTATCTTTAAATGGACTACTCGTTAAATCTACAACTTTCCGAATAGTTCCAAACTTGTCAATCTTAATATTGTGGTAATCAACTCCATTAGTATCTTGTAACGTAAAAGAAACAGTACCCTCAGAACAACCGACCCAAATCAAATATTCACCCCCACGTGGGGAAGGGATACCCGTGGGGAACTTACCCATAGGATAAGAAGATTGACCATCTAAATACTTCAAAAACCAAGCCAATTTCTCCACAACCAACTCTTCTAGTTGGTCTCTTTTTAAACCATTGTATTTGCTCATATTGTCAACCCTCTACCACATCAAAACCAAGACCTGATAACTGAACACCTAAATTTAAGTACTCAACTTGCTTGATTGTTGCTACATTCTCAACCAAGTCAGTTAAAATCTGTTTAAAGATATTATATTCAACTAAACTAGGTAAGTAAGCTTGTGCAGATACCCCATCCCGTTTTCCTGTATTTTGGTTACAAGCAACACTCTTAAAGGAGACTCTACCTAATTCTCTGTCATAGTAAATCTCAATTTCATGTACTAAATCAGTGTCTATGTTAGTTTCAAAGGTATTTTTCAACAATCTTATTTGAAAAACATAACCACTCAGTAAAATAGAACACTTGTATCTAGGAGAAACTTGGTTAACTGACTTCACAGGTAAACGGTTTTCATCGAAGGTCATAATCTCTTCAAAACCTTGTCTTAAGTGGTTCCACAATTCTATTGTCTGTTTATTCGCTAGTTTTACCATTAGCTATACCCCCTAAATAAAATCAACTAACAACCTCTTCCAAAGCACTCAAGAAACAAGCTACTTGGAAGTCACTTGTGATAGACTCTATCAAAATCTCAAACCCACGTGTAAATTGTGGAGTACCCTTTGCAGCATATTGTACAATATGCTCTAAAGTTTTAAGTGGTAAAGAACTGAAAGACCCATAAGTACCACCTGAGAAGAAAACATCTAAATCTTTCGATACCGAAATATGCAATTCGTGAACTCTCTTACCTGACTTCTTATTCTCTAATGATAGATAAACTAAGTCTTTTGCAAGCTCTACATAAACCAAGTACTTAGCAGAAACTTCAATTGTTTCACCATTTACATCATCCGCTAAACCAATTACCTTATCAAAGGTCGTCTCCAACGCTTGTTGAAGTTGTTGTCTCTTACTTTTACTCATGTGAACCACCTATTTCACTTTCTAAAGCCAATCTAATCTGTTTCGCAATCCTTGACACCACTGGTACCGCAACACTATTCCCTGCTTGTTTGTATAAGTGGCTATTTGCCATTTTCTCCGGAAATCGATACGAACGAGGAAACCCTTGTGTGTTAAAACACTCTCTTGGAGTCATTTTCCGAATATCACCACCAAAGGTACGAATAATAGGTACAATGTTACCACCCATACCCATTCCTGCCATCAAAG